AGGCATCACACCCACAGCCTATACTATAACTGCTAATACAACATTAACAACAGCAAGAGGTTATACAGCCGCTTCTGTAGGTGGGGGTATAAATACATCTGATCCTAACGCAGATTATGGTCTTTCAACTTCTTAATATTTATAACAAACTATAAAATTTATGAGTACTTACATTAGAGGAGGAGGAGTAGCTTATACAGATACATTTATAGTATCCCAAGCCGTTATTAATGAAGTAGAATCTAATATTGTTGTATTATCTGATCCAACAAGTTCTAACTACACTAAACTTACACCTACTGTAGATTCAAGTGGAACTGATCTACTTCAAATAAAAGCAGTAAACATAGAAACAGGAGAAGATACTCCAATTCAACGACTTGAAATTAACTCCATACTATCCGGCATAAACCCAACTGCTTCTGCCCCAGGAGCAGCTACTTTTGGAATAAATAACATAGCAACTAACACAGGTTCTTTTGTAGAAGGAGTAGGTACTTTAGCTTCCGGCTTTGCAGCTCACGCTGCTGGCTTTAATACAACAGCAAGCGGGTATGCTGCTTTTAGTATGGGTATAGAAACCGATGCCGATGGTACTGCTTCATTTACAGCCGGATCTGGTTCGTGGGCAAGAGGAGACTCATCAGTTGCGATGGGTATTGGTACTATTGCTTCTGCTTCAGGACAGGTAACAATAGGACACTTTAATTTTCCATTAAATAGTCCTGACCATTTATTTGTAGTAGGTGGGGGGACTGCTACTAATATTGGAGCTAGGGGTAATTTATTAGAGGTATATGGAGGTATAGGAGCATCATACAGAGCAGTAAAAATAGATGTACAATCTACTGGTTCAAATTTTAATACATCAATAAATCCGGGATTTTCAATATATGGAAATACATTTTTTAGTGGGGACATTTCAGGTAGTATTGGCTCAAATATACAATTAAATGATGATAGTGGCAATGTTAATGCAACTTCATCTTTTACTATTTTAGATACCGATACACTTACTGGACCTAGTCCCGATTTTAATAAACTTGTTATTAATAGATTTGGTATTAATTTTGATAGATCAAATAAAAGTACCTCTCCCGGCTTAAAATACCTTTGGACAGATTCATCCAATAGATTATTCTATGGTTCAAATGCAATAATCCTAAATGGTGGTAACACATTAGGTTCTGCAATGACTATTGGCACTAACGATACCAATAATTTACAATTTGAAACAAGTGGTTCGGTGAGAATGACCATTAGTAGTAGTGGAAACATAGGCATAGGCACATCCTCTCCTCAATCTCAATTACATATAACTGGTGCAAATGCACTATTTACATTATCACCAATTCATCCACTACCAACATCAAGTGTTGCATCTGCTTCCTTTGCTACTAGTGGAAGTGGGGCAAATTTAAAACCTTATTTTTGGGATGGAGCAACTTGGAATGCTTTATATTAAAAAATATACTAAATAAATTATATTTTTAACAAAATATATAATATGTATAATAAACAAACATTTAAACAATAAAATTTATGGAAAACACTGAAAAAATTAAATTAACAACCGAAGAATTAGAACAAATTTCTAACATTCAAAAAGCAGGATCTACTTTAGTAAATCAATATGGAGAAATTGAATATAGAACACAGTTACTAAATTTTCAAAAAGACGAATTAAATCAAAAATTAAACGAATTAAAACAAGAAGAAACCAGATTTGCCCAAGCAATTGAAAACAAGTATGGTAGAGGTTCTGTTGACATAGAAACAGGAGAATTTACTAAATTTTAGCATTTTAATAAATTTTCCCATATGTATAATCAAAAATAAAAACAATACAATATGGCAGAAACTTTAATATCCCCTGGTGTTTTAGCAAGAGAAAACGACCAGTCTCAAGTCCCCGTAAATACTGTTAACCAAAGAGGAGCAGCTATTATAGGCCCTACTGTTAAGGGTCCAATTAACTTACCTACATATGTATTTTCATATGCTGAATATGTAAGTAAATTTGGTACAACTTTTATAAGTGGTGGGCAAAACCAAACATATCTTACTTCTATAGCAGCTAATAATTATTTCCAAAATGGTGGAAGATCATTATTAGTAACTAGAGTAGTATCTAGTTCTAATTGGACATCTGCTACTAGTACTGCTATCTCAAATGGAACTACAGCCACCTCAGCAATTTCAGCTACTGCATCTTATTCAGCTAGTGTAAGTGCAAATGCATTTAATGGTTCACCTGTGTTTAGAGTAGCTAACGCTGGTGTTAATTATTTCTTTATTCCTACAGCAAGTGGTACTTGGGCAGATGATACTGATGGTACTGAACAATTCTATTATTTTGCTAGTGGTTCTTCATTCTCAGCAAGTTTTAATAATCTAGCATCAAAAATTAATGTTAATTTAAGTGGACTTACCGTAACTACAGGTAGTTCAAATGCTGCGGCAACTGTACTTATATTTAGTGGTTCAAGTACTTGGTTTAATGCTTCATTTACTACAGGTTCTAATTTTGATACGGCAAATAGTCACTCAATTCAAGCAACTTTAGGTGGGGGGGTTGCTTCTGTAGGCTCAAATGCATTTACTTTAAAAACTATAAGTCAAGGTACTATTATGAATAGTGATAGCACAGAAGCATCAGGTTCTTTACCTAGTGGTTCTATAGATAACTTAAGGTGGCAAATTGTAAATTCTAATACAGGTTCAGGAACTTTTGATTTAATAATTAGAAGAGGTGATGATGTTAGTGGAATAAATCCTATTGTATTAGAACAATTCCCTGGTTTATCTCTTGACCCCTTATCTTCCAATTACATAGCTAAAGTTATTGGTGATCAAGTACAATCTTTATCTGGGGGATACATTACAACCACAGGAAATTACCCAAATAAATCAAATTATGTATATGTCTCTCAAGTAAATGTTACTACTCCTAATTATTACGATGCAAGTGGTCTCCCTAGATCTATATATACTTCTTCCCTTCCAGTAAATAATTCAGGTTCATTTAGTGGAGCTACAGGATCCCCATCTGCTAGTATTAACTTATACGAAGCTATTACAGCAGGCAACACTCAAGGTTTAGTAGCAGCAAGTTATACAACTGCTCTTACAGCTTTAACTAATAAAGATGATTATCAATTTAATATATTACTAACCCCAGGTTTAACTAGTACTGATCATGGTTCCGTAATATCTTCTTGTATTAGTAATGCTACTGATAGAGGAGATTTTATATATGTTACTGATTTAGCATTATATAATTCAACAGTATCAAATATTGTAGATGCTTCAAAAGCAAGAAATTCATCATATGCCGCTACTTATTGGCCTTGGGTTCAAACCGTAGACCCAGATAGTGGTAGAAATGTATGGGTTCCTGCTTCTACAATGATTGGAGGAGTGTATGCTAATACTGATAGATTAGCTGCCCCTTGGTTTGCCCCTGCTGGTGTAAATAGAGGTGGATTAGATAGTGTAATTAGAGCTGAGAAAAAATTAACTAATAATGATAGAGATGCTTTATATGCTGCTAATGTTAATCCAATTGCAACTTTCCCAGGAACAGGGGTTGTAGTATACGGACAAAAAACATTACAGAAAAAACCATCTGCACTTGATCGTGTAAATGTTCGTAGATTATTAGTTGAACTTAAGTCATTTATTTCTCAAGTAGCAAATAATTTAGTATTTGAATCAAATTCTACAGCTACTAGAAATGCATTTTTAGGTCAAGTTAACCCATATTTGCAATCTATTCAAGAAAGACAAGGTTTATATACGTTTAAAGTAGTAATGGATGATTCAAATAACACATCAGCAGTAATCGATAGAAATATGTTAGTAGGTGCTATTTATCTCCAACCAACTAAAACTGCAGAATTTATTTATCTTGATTTTAATGTTACTCCAACAGGTGCTACATTCCCCGCATAAAAATTTAAAAACGGAATATTTATAAACAAATAAAAATATAATATCATGGCAATAATTGATCCAAATGAAATGTTTTTTACCACCTTTGAGCCGAAACAGGCCAATAGGTTTATTATGTATATTGATGGAATTCCATCATACGAAGTAAAATCAGTAGGAGCAGTAACTTTAACACAAGGTACAGTTAGATTAAACCATATCAACATACAACGTTATGTTAAAGGTATAACTACTTGGGGTACTATTCAATTTACCTTATTCGATCCTATTACTCCTTCCGGCGCACAAGCTGTAATGGAATGGGTACGTTTACACCACGAATCAGTAACTGGTAGAGATGGGTATTTAGATTTTTATAAAAAAGACTTAACTTTTAATATATTAGGCCCTGTAGGTGATGTTGTATCTGAATGGATTATTAAAGGAGCATTAATTACTGAAGCTAACTTTGGTGAATACAACTGGGATACTGAAAACACAGCTGTAAATATTACAATGACTGTCCAACCAGATTATTGTGTATTAAATTATTAAAAAATACTTACATATTTTTCAAGAAGAGCTTGGCAACCCCAAGCTCTTTTTTTATATTATATGCGTATTATAGGGAAAGTTCTTTAATATGTTTAACAATTTAAATTAAAAAAATATGACAACATTTTATTTTGTATTAGGTATGGTTGTAGTCTTGGTAATAGCCGAGGTTATAGCTGC